CGAGCCACAGGGTGGCCATCTCCGCCGCAGGGATGACGCGGCGCCGCCCGTCCTTGCGGGCGGGCAGACCCAGCGCCTTCGCACGCACCCAAAGCCGCACGCGCGACAGACCGATCAGCGCGGCCGCCTCGGCCGTGGTCAGGGTCTCGTCCAGCCAGACGCGGCGGATCGTGGCATTGGGCACGCGCTTGTCCATCAGCCGACCTTTCGCGCCCTGGCCCGGGCTTCCATCTTCTTCAGCGCCTCGATCACCGGGCTGGCCTGCGCCCAGGTCAGCAGGTCCGGATCGGTGACGATGGTGGCATCGCCCGGGGCCACAAAGCGCTGGCAGAACGCACGCAGGGCCTTGCGCGATCCGTCCTCGATGGCACCCGCCCGGTGGCAGGACGCCCACAGCGCATGGATCAGCCGGATATAGGGCTTCGTTGCGGCAGGCAGCGGCCGTCCGGCCTTGTGCCGGATGCGAAATCCCTGCCGCTTCATCTCGTCCAGCACATCGAGCCGCTGGCGTTCCGTCATCGCACGAAGCGAGGCAACACCCGTCACCCGCATCAGCAGCGCGCGATAGGTATCCTCGTCCAGGCCCAGCTGGCCTTTGGCGATGTTGATGACCTGGGTGGTGTTCATGGCAGCCGCACTTCGACCTGTTCGGCCAACGACCAGAGCGACACCAGATGCCGCACGGAAGGATCGAATTCGTCGTGAACGGCGATGCAGCGCCCAAGCTCCTTGTCATGCGTGATATCGCCGATCGCGCGCAAGGTTTCTGCAAGGGCATCCTCCAGAAGCTGGCGGCGCCGGATCATCGAAGCGTCCGAGTACCGCTCACCCATGGCTGCACCGGGCGCAGGTTTCGGGGTGGCTGATCGACGGGGTAAAGGGCTTCTGGCACAGCGCGCAAGGCTGCTGGCCGCCTTCGGCCAGATGCGCCTGAAGCTGACGCTTGTGGTTCGCCCACATCCCGCGCAGCGCCGTGAAGCTGATGCCGAAGTCCGCGGCGACCGATGCGATCTTCTCGCCCGTCATGATCCGGTCGAAGGCGCGGGCCTTCTGGTCATCCGTCAACCGGGTCGGTTCGGGCGCCAGGATGGCGGGTGCCTTGGGCCGCTCGATCACCGCGGGCAAGGTGGTCTTGCGGCGCTCGATGCGCGGCGGCTGCGTCAGCGCTGCCTCGGCCTGGGCCAGCGCTTCGGCCTCGGCTTCGGCGACATCCGCCGCTGCGGTGGCAAAGCCTGACACGGCCAGTTCCGGCACCTCGGGCCCGTCAGCCTCCAGAAACGCCCGCACCCGGGTCGCGATGTCGCGATCCGGAAAGATGCCGACCAGCACGGGTTTCGAGATCACGATCTCGACCATCCCGTCCGGCCTGTCGCGCAACATGAACGTCATGACCGCCCCCTCTTGGCTGCATCGTCAGGACCGGGCCACCACGCCCGGCCGACCGCCGCCCCGGATCGCACCAGGGCGGGGTTTCGCGAGGGTCAGGCGGCCTTGGTCTTAGAGGCGCGGAAGGTCAGCGCCCGGGTTTCCGGAACGTCCACGGCCTCGCCGGTGCGCGGGTTGCGCCCGGTCCGTGCGGCCCGGGTCTTGGTCTGGAACTTGCCGAAGCCCGGGATGCTGACGGTGCCGCCCTCTGCGGTGATGGTCCTGATTTCAGCCACCATGGCATCCAGCACGCGGGTGGCGGCGGCATGGGACATGCCGGTCACGTCTGCGATGCGGCGGGCCAGGTCGGTCTTGCCGATGGTCGTGGTCATGGGATGGTCCTTTCGGGGTCAGTGTTGCACGACCGGCACCATGCCGGGCGCAGGGGTGGCTCGGGGCGGCGCCAGCTGCCCCAGGGCCGCGTAATGCTCGACACGGCCGAGCCACAGGGTCCGGGCGGCGCGCCAGTCGCGCAGCCCGGCCAGTTCCAGCAGGCAAGTCACGGCCCGGTCCAGCGCATCGGCCTGTGCCGGGCTGGCGACATCCGGGCGCACCCCCAACAGCACCAGCGCCTCGGCCTGCAAGGCGACGTGATCGGCCATGCGCAGCGCCTGGTTCAACGACCGCACCGGGGTGCCCCAGGCCGCCCCGATCACCCGGTCGATCTGCCCCTTGGCGTTGCGGATCGCATGTTCCACCGCCGACCGGGTACCGGACCGGCACAGAACCTCGACCGCAGGCGGGGTGATGTCGCCGATGATGGCCTCGTGTGCGTCGTGCAGCAGCGCCCAGGGGCCAAGGTCGGGCGGGCACAGCTGCTCGACCAGCACGGAATGAGCGGCCACGGACCAGGGCTCCGGCGTGCGCCCCCCGAAGCGGTTGACCTTGGCCAGGGTGTCGCCGATGGCAAAGGCATTCAGGTCCATGGGCCGCAAGGCGGCCAGGTCGATGGTGCCGGCGGCGGTCCAGAATGGAATGCCCATCGCTGCCACCGTCACGCCGAGGCCAGATCGATGGTGACAGCCTTCCAGGCGGCATCGGGGCTGGGGCGGTGTTCGATGCGGACATAGGTTTTCGACCCGATCACCCGCATCGCTTCGCGCAGCGCGCGCATCGCCTCGACCCAGCGCGGCTCGGTGATGTCGTGGCGCAACAGGCCGAAGATCTCGGACCGGTTGATCTGACCCTCGCGATCGGTGTTGAAGGCCCGCGTCACGATCGCGCGGATCTCGGCGCGGCTGTCAGCCGCCCATTCATTGATGCATTGGTCGATCAGGGCCTTGGCGGTCTGCAGGCCCGGGCCGAAGTCGATCAGGTCGGCCACGCGAACCGAAACCCGCATCAGCCCGTCGAAGCTGGTATAGGTGCGGTTGCCCTTGGCCCCGCCCTTGGTCAGGTTGTACTCCTGCGCCAGCAGGGCGTCGAAATCGCCCAGGTCCTCGAAGGTATGCGCCTTGAACCGGCTCACCTGTTCGGACAAGGCCAGTGCAAACCCGAAGACCTTGCGCACGGTCTGGTCTTCCAGCTGGTCCTGCGCCTTGACCAGTTCCAACGGCACCAGGGCGCCGCGCGCATCGCGCATGTAGGGTTTGCCATCGACCAGGATGCGGCCATCCGGCAGGGGGTGGGGTTCGAAACGGGTCTCATGTGCGGTCATGTCAGGTTTCCTTCTGGCTGACGGGGTTCAGGGGGCACCGGCGGCAGGCCCGCCAGTGCTGAAGCTTTTCGGGGTTCGAGGTGGACATCGGAGCCTGCGCAAACGTGCGGCAGTCCTCGATGGCAATGCCGCGGCGCAGATGCGGGCACAGCACCTCGTCCCGATACAGCCGCACGATCCGCGCCCCGTGCTTGCGTGCCACCAGGTCCAGGCTCTGGGCCGGATAGGTTCCGGACAGCAGCATGCTGACCGACGGCCGCGCCATGCCGGTTTCCCGGGCGATCTGGCTGATGGTCTTGCCCCGGGCCTGTTCGGCGCGCAGCAAGGCCAGCCACTCCGGCTCGGGCAGATCGGGGATCAGGACCGGGCGCATGGCACCTCCTGTCCCGTGTTCGGGTCGAAGACCGCTTCGCGTTCGTCGCTGACAACCGGCGCCCGAGGGCCGGTGTTGCGCGTCAGCCGGAACTCCTTGAACCCGTTGCTCGTCATGGCGGTTCCTGCCTTGCGGCGGGGCAGTTCGACGACAAATCCGGCAGCGCGCAGGGCTGCGATATAGCGACGGGCATTGTCCCGTTCCGCGTCCGTATCCTGCCGCGCCGCATCGGCGACGATTTCGCCGATGGTGAACACACGCCGGACCCGCATGGCGGTCCAGGCACGCTGGCGGAAGGTGTCACGCAACAGACGTCGTGCGCCGGTCGGCCTCGTCGGACCGGAGGTGATCCTGACACCGTCAGCCAGCGCCCGACGCCCTGCATCGGTGATCCGGTAGAACCCGACCGCCGCCCGTGCCGCATAGCCCCGCCGGATCAGCTTCGCCGCCGCATCGACCACCTGGCGCCGACGCAGTGCCAGACGCCCGGCCAGCGCTTCGACGGCATGGTCGCCGCCTTCGGCCAGCGCCGACAGCAGTGCACTGGCTGCGGCACCCGGGGTTTCGGTGTCCATCACGCGGCCTCCGGAACGATGATCTCGCGCCCGGTATCGCGGTTGCGCATGATCACGAGACCCGCCATGTCGGCCAGGGTCACGCCTTCCGGGCCCGGCTCCATCCGCCGCCCGAACCGTTCGATATTGGCGATGGCATCCAGGATTTCGCGGTTGTACCCCTTGGACAACCGATGCACGAACCCCACCAGGTCGGGCGCGACCGGCACTTCGCACCGCCCGCGGATCAGGGCGGCTACATCCTCGGGTCCTGCGGGCTGGAATTCCACCTTGTTCGGTGCCCGGCTTTCGATCTGCGGGAACCGGCGCAGGTTGTCGCGCAGCCGACCCATCCCCACCAGGATCGTCGGCATGAACTGGATGTCGCTGATGCCCCGGATCGCCTCCATGATCTCTGCGCGGCTGCTGACAAGATCGCACTCGTCGATCACCAGACCGAAGACCTTGCCCTCCAGGGCAGCCTGTTCGGCACGCAGCTGCAACTCCTGCAAGACCCGGGCGAACCGTTCGCGCTTGCCGCGGATCTGCTGATAGCTGACGGACAGCTCGGTCAGCAGGTCCTGGATGAACCAGCTGTAGTCCCAACCCTTCTGGGCCCGCAGGTAGACGCTGCCGGTCTGGGCGACCCAGCGCGCCAGCGTGGTGGTCTTGCCAAGCCCCGGCTTGCCATCCACCACCACCATGCAGGCTTCGACCGCGCCCCGTTCGTTCAGGGTCTTCAGCGCCCCCATGAAGCGCCGGACGTTGCCGGTCTCGACAAAGGTATCTCGCATGTTATGCTCTCCTCATGCTCGTCTGGCGTCAGGCAACGGCGCGGAGGAGGGTCCGAAGCGCCTCCACGTCGATGCCTGACAGTCGGAAATGCTCCCGCGCCTCGGGCCGGGACAGGCAGTCCCGCAGCACGGAAATCTGGTTGGCGGACAAGGCGTCCGGGTTATCCAGCGCCCAGGCCGCCAGCGCCTCGTCGCTGGCAAAGACCCGGCGGCGCGGCATGACCGCAGCGGGCGCTGTCTCGGGCCGGGGGGGCGCCGGGACGGGTTCGGGGATGGCTTCCGCCGGAAGGTCCAGAAAGGGCGCAGGTGCTTCGCGCCGATCCTCCAGCAGGACGGGCGCCTCCATCTCTGCCTGCTTGTCGCGCACCTTGCGGTCCAGTCGCTTCAAAGCGGTCTTCTGCCGGG